CAATTGTACCTACTCCAAGTTCAGGTTTTATGTATAAATTACATTATAATGCTAGACCTCTAGGATTGAGTTCAGCAAATACTACAACTTTTTTAAGTTTGAATTTTGGAAATGGACTTTTATATGCCTGCTTGGTAGAAGCATTTAGCTATTTAAAAGGTCCAATGGATATGTTACAATTATATGAACAAAAGTATCAAACCGAAGTTCAAAAATTCGGTGGAGAACAAATAGGTAGACGAAGACGAGACGATTATACGGACGGCGAACCACGTATACCCGTTCCTTCTCAGACACCGTAAGGATTAAAATATGGCAACACTAACAACTAAAGTAATCGAAGAAATCACACTTAACAATAATAGTTATAACAGCGAAAGATCTTTGGATATTTCAAGTGTTAATGAAATTGTTAAAAGAATAGTAACCATTTCAACTACTGAAACAGGCTTACTAGGTTTTGCTACAGCTTCTTCAACAGATTTATCAAAAAGTTATCTAGCAGGTCAATTTGACGAAGACGATGTTAGATACATTAGAATTACAAATTTAGATTCAACGAATCATCTTACATTAACATTTAGAGATGAAGACAGTACAGAGTTTTGTATGAAGGTAGACGCTGGTCACTCGTTTATTTATCCAGGTGACAATAGTGGTGGAGTTAAAGATACGATGCATGCAGCTGGTTCTGCAATTACAGTATCATTAAACGATTTAGTCGATATCACAGCACTTGCTGATACAGATTCTTGTGATGTTGAGGTATTTGTAGGGAGCGCTTAGGAGATAAAATATGGCATCATCATATACAGATCTAGGTACAGAGTTAATGACCACTGGCGAGAACGCCGGTACTTGGGGAACAACTACCAATACCAATTTACAAATTTTAGAAGAAGCAGTTCGTGGTTATGTAGCAGTAGGTGTTGCAAGTGCAGATGCAACTTTATCTTTAACAGATGGTTCTACGGGTGATTCTATAAGAAACTCTGTCATTGCTTTTACAGGTGCATTAGCTGGTAATAGAGTAATAACAGTTCCCGCCATAGAAAAATGGTGGATTATGGATAATCAAACCACTGAAGCTTATACACTTACAGTGAAAGCTAGCGGTCAAACTGGAGTTACTTGGGGAGCATCTGATAAAGGAACAAAAATATTATATGCAAATGGTACCGATGTAATTGATACAGGTATTACATCTGCTGGAGCATTTGATTTAGATGGTGATGAATTAATTTTAGATGCTGATGCAGATACTAGCATTACAGCAAGTACAGATGATCAGATAGATTTTAGAATAGCAGGCGCTGATGATTTCACAATGACAGCGAATGCTTTCAACGTATTAACAGGATCACATGCAACTTTCGCTGACAGTGCTAATGCTAAATTTGGTACTGGCAATGATATGTTGGTTTACCATGATGGTACAAATTCATATATTACAAATTCACAAGGCGCTTTAAAAGTTGCAACAGAAACTTCAGGTATTGCAGTTACAATAGGACATACAACTTCAGAAGTAACGATTGCAGATAATTTAACTGTAACAGGAACTTTAACTCTTGGATCTAATGCAGAATTAACAGAAGCAGAATTAGAATTTTTAGACGGAATTACTGCAGGTACTGCAGCAGCAAGTAAAGCAATGGTTTTAGATTCTAGTGCAGATATTACTGGTGGTAGAAATCTAACCATTTCTGGTGAATTAGATGCAGCAACTTTAGATATATCAGGCGCTGTGCAGATAGATGGTGCAACTACTGTTGGTGTTGATGGTACAGGATTAGACGTAAAATTCTTTGGTGATACTGCTGGCAGCTTTTTATTATGGGATCAATCAGATGATGCATTAGAATTAACAGACTCTTCTCCAATTAAAATTGGTGATAGTGGTGATATGCAAGTGTATCACGATGGTACTAATTCATATATTACAAATTCACAAGGTGCTTTAAAAATTGCAACTGAGACTTCAGGTATTGCATTAACAATTGGACATACAACTTCAGAAACAACAGTAGCTGATAATTTAACGGTTACTGGTGATTTTGCTGCAGGCAATTTTAAATTTGGTGGAACAGATTTTTCAAATTCTATGATAGTTGGTCATTCCACAACAGGAACTTTAAGTACTGCTAGTAATAATACAGCAGTTGGTTTGGGTACTATGGAAGCAATTACAACTGGAGATAATAATACTATAATCGGTTTTGATGCTGCAGATACTTTAACCACAGGTGTTCAAAATGTAGTAATTGGTGCTGATGCTGGAGTTGGTGGTGCTGGAGATAGAAATACTGTAGTTGGAGAAGGTGCTGGTGCGGCTTTAACTACTTATGGTGATGATAATATTTTAATCGGAAATGACGCAGGTGCAAATCTTACTCATGCTGATGGAAACGTAATTATTGGCAGAATTAATGCTGATACTGCTGATGGTGCAAGACAATTAAAAATTGCTGGTAATGATAATTCAACAACTACAACTTGGATTGATGGAGATAGCTCTGGAAATTTAACTTTTCCAGCTGATGTTACATTAGGAGACGATTTACATTTAGACTCAGATTCAGCAGTTTTAAAATTTGGTGATGATGGTGAAATTCAACTTATCCATGTTGCTGACGATGGACTAATTTTAAAACACACTGGAACAGGTGATGGTAAAGAACCATCTTTAACTTTCCAAGCTGGCGATAATGATATTGCAGTAGATGATGTTTTAGGATCTATATTTTTCCAAGCACCAGATGAAGGCGCAGGAACAGATGCAATTTTAGTTGCAGCAGGTATTGAAGCAGTATCAGAAGGAGACTTTAGTTCTTCTAATAATGCTACAAAATTAAGTTTTAAAACTGCAGCTTCAGAAGCAGCAACAGAAAAAATGTCATTATCTTCTGCAGGTGTTTTAACAGTTTCAAGTACAATAACAGCAAACAGTCAAGATGTAATTTTAGGTAAAGTTGGAGGAACAGATTTTACAAATAGTTTATTAGTTGGTCATGCAACTACAGGAACTTTAGATGCAGCTACTCAAAATACAGGAGTTGGAGTTCAGGCTTTAGATGCAATAACTGCTGGGGATAGTAATGTTGCAGTAGGTTATCAAGCTGGTACAACATTAACATCTGCTAATAATAATACAGCAATAGGTAAATCAGCTTTATATACAAGTTCAACAGGTGCTCAAAATACAGCATTAGGTAAAGATGCTTTAAAACTTACAACTGGTAGTTATAATACTGGTCTAGGTTATACCGCTGGAACTAATATTACTTCTGGTGATGGTAATGTAATTATCGGTGATGTAAATGCTGATTCTGCTACTGGTGATAGACAATTAAAAATTGCTGGTAATGATGGCTCAACAACTACAACTTGGATAACTGGTGATAATTCAGGAAATTTAACTTTTGCTGCAGATGTTACAGTTGGAGATGATTTAAATTTAACAACAGATTCTACAGTTATAAATTTTGGTGCAGATTCAGATACAACTTTAACTCATACAGATGGTACAGGTTTAACTTTAAACTCAACTAATAAATTATGTTTTAATGATGCTAGCCAATTCGTACAAGGATCAAGTGCAACTGTATTAGCTCTGGGTGCAACAGATGAAATAGATTTAACAGCTACAGCAATCGATATTAATGGAACTTGCGATGTTTCTGGTACACTTACAAATGGTAGTGCAGCGGTCAAAGTTGTGGGAACAGAAACTATTTGGATACCAGCTAATGCAATGACACCAACGACATCAAATCCATGTGCAGATATAGCGGCAGTAGAAACAACTGCTGGAAGACCAGATATGTATGTTTTAGATTTTGATAAAGACGCTGATGAACACGCACAATTTACCGTAGCTTTTCCTAAATCATGGAATTTAGGCACAGTTACTTTTCAAGCTTTTTGGTCAGGACTTGCTGCTACAGGTGGAGTTTCTTGGGGACTACAAGGTGTAGCTTTTGCAGATAATGATTCAATTGATACCGCTTATGGAACAGCGGTAGTCGTTGATGATACAGAGCAAGGAGCTGTTGAAGAAGTTAATGTTAGTGCAGCAAGTGGAGCCATTACAATCGCTGGATCTCCAGGAGATGATGAGCTTTGTTATTTTAGAATTTTTAGAGATGTATCTGACAGTAATGATAATTCTGGTGGAGATGCTAGATTACACGGTATTAAATTATTTTATACTACAGATGCGAAGAATGACGCATAAGGAAAATAAAATATGAGTTTTGGTTATCAAATTTTAGGATTTGGTTCTGGAGTAGTAGCAGCAGCTGATCTTAGTATAGCTTGGGGTGGAGATAGAGGATGTTTTGCTGGTGGAAATGCTAGTGGAAGAATTAATGTAATAGAATATATAACAATTTCGACTACAGGTAATACAACAGACTTTGGAGATTTGTCAGCTAATAGAGTGAATATGGGTGCTTTATCAAGTGGATCAAGAGGTGTTTGGGCTGGAGGAAATCTAAATGGTACTGAAAAAAATATAATGGAGTATATCACATTTGCTTCTTTAGGTAATGTCACAGACTTTGGAGATTTATCTGGTGACAGAAGGCAATGTCCTGGAGTATCTAATGGTACAAGAGGCTGCTTTGGTGGAGGACTAAAAGATTAATTATGGCTGCTTTTTATAATATAATAGAATATATAACAATCGCATCCACAGGTAATGTTACAGACTTTGGAGATTTAACACTAGCCAGACAAACAATGGCTGCGGGTTCAAATGGTACAAGAGGTGTTTGGGGAGGCGGTAGACACGCCGCAGACACCGACAACGATGTAATAGATTATGTCAATATTGCCAGTACAGGTAATGCTTCTGACTTTGGAAATCTAGCGTCAGATACTTTTGAAGTTCATGCATGTAGTGATAATACAAAAACTGTTTTTGTTGGTGGAAGTATTAGTGGTACGCCTATTAATGTATTGCAATATATCAATACGGCTTCTACTGGAAATGCCGCAGATTTTGGTGATTTACTAGCGACTACATATTATTGTGTAGGAATGTCTAATGGTACAAGAGGAATTGGTGGTGGTGGTTATACTGGTTCAACTGTTAATGTCATACAATTTTGGGTAATGGCTTCTTTAGGTAATGCTTCTGACTTTGGAGATTTATCAGTGGCTAAGTCTGAAATGGGTGGAGGTGCAACAGGAGATTAATGGAACTTATAAATTTAACAAAACAAAACAAAGCGTTAGTTGATAGAGTTAAGAAAGCTCTACCAGCAATCGACAAACATACAAGATTTTTCGACAGGCAAAATTCTCAAACAACTATACAGTTGATGACTTTAACTATGTTAGGTGGTTCATCACCGCTTCGTATGTTAAGACAGGTAACTGCGGAAGTTGAGAAAAGAAAAAATGCTTTATATGAAGCACAACATAATGTTGCTAAAAAGCAAGAAGAAATTGACGTATTGGAAGAAAAACAAAATTTAACACCAGCTGAAAGAGCTGAACTTATTAAACATAAACATAGCGTAAGCCAGATCAATAATAAAGCCAATGGCTCTTTAAAGGATATTGCAACTTTGGCGGATGCTTACGATAATATAATGTCCAATAATAATATGAAAGATTGGAACGAAGAAGAATTTGAGAATGAAGAAAAAGGTCATCATGTTCGCAGAGGTTTTGAAATGCTGTATCGGAATTTAGTTGAATTTAGCAGAGCAAAAGAAGCAACACTTGAATATTTACAACAGTACGGAGTTCATGCACAAATGGCAATAGCGGAAGTCAGCGGATATATTACTTTTGTTAATGAATTAATTAAAGAAAAAAGAATTCTTGACGCTACTCATCTTGAAAACTTTCTTGATGAAATGAAAAACAAGTATGTCCACAATGCAGACAAGATTTCAAACAGGCTTTTTGGTAGAGATGGAATTATTAACAAATCCTACATGGATCAAATGGATAAAAGAAACAAAGACGAAGCGGCAAGAAAATCAAATGGAAAAGGTATATGATAGTAGAATACACATTGGACAGAAACGAACAAGGTAATTTGATTACACCTTCTTTTATTAAGGATGGTGGTTATTTTAGTACTGGCAATTTAACTGAATCAACTAAACTGGTTGGTCATACAGTTGATGATAGTTCTTCTGTACCTTCAAATTTAGTAGAACTGGATAGAGCCGCATTGATTACAAGACTAACTAATATAGAATATTCTTTAAATAAGGATGCTGGAATTATATTAGCAACTGCTGAAGAAATAGAATCTATTGTTGATGATTTTATCAGCAAGTATGACTGATAAGATAGTTTCACGCATGGAACTTTCAGTAAATAAACTTGTATTTGGTGTAAATAGACCTCAATCATGGTGGGATGAACATCCAGAACAACAGAAAATATTTGAAGATATAAAACAATCTATAAAGAATGATGGTATGAAAAAACCATTAGAAGTTACCATGGATAAAAGAAAATATGTAGTTGAAGTAGGAAACCAGAGATTACGAGCATTGCTTGATCTTGGTATAACGAGTGCACCATGTCTGATTAAGAAGTAAATAATACAAAAAGGCGTTAGATATTCATTTGTCAACCAGGTTTTTTAATAATATAAAGATTTTATGTTACAGAAAATTAGAATACAACCAGGATTTAATAAACAAGTCACAGCAACGGGTGGCGAAGGCCAATGGATTGGTGGTGACTATGTACGTTTTAGATATGCTACGCCTGAAAAAATAGGAGGCTGGGCTCAGTTAGGAGATGCTACTCTTACAGGAAGAAACACAGCACTACATCATTTTGTCAATGCGTCAGGAATTAAATACGCAGCCATTGGTACAAACAGATTTTTATATGTATATTCAGGAGGAGCATTTTATGACATTACTCCTATCAAAGCTACAACAACATTAACCAACGCCTTTACAACAACACAAAGTGATGCAACGGTTACACTTACTTTTGCATCTGATCATAATATTTCTAAGTACGATATTATTCGTCTAGATAGTTTTACTGCTATTACTGATTCTGATTTTAGTTCAAGTGATTTTGACGATACTAATTTCATGGTTACAACGGTTCCAACTTCTACGACACTTACAATTGAAATGGGATCCGTTGAATCAGGATCAGGAGCTAGTACTTCTGGTGGAATAAGAGTTCAACATTTTTATTCAATAGGACCTGCGGTTGAAGAATCAGCTGCTGGTTGGGGACTAGGTCTTTGGGGTGGTACTGTTGCTGGAGAAATTACAGACACACTAGATGGAGCGTTAACTTCAGGTTCAACAAGCATTGTTCTAGATAATTCGGCATCAATGCCTGCTTCAGGAACTGTCTTAATAGATAGTGAACGAATTGCTTATACTTCAAACACAACAGGTACCAATACTTTATCTGGACTAACAAGAGGATCAGATAATACAACAGCTGCTTCACACTCAGATGGAGCAACAGTTACCGATGCATCGGACTATACGAAATGGGGTGCTTCGCAAACTGGAGATATTGTAACGGCCCCTGGTCTATGGTCCTTGGATAATTTTGGAAATAAACTAATTGCAACTATCTTTGATGGTGCAACTTTTGAATGGGACTCCGATGCAAGCAGCGCAACATCTACACGGGCAACCATCGTTGCCAATGCACCAACAGCAGCAATACAAACATTAGTATCTACTCCCGATAGACACTTAGTATTTTTTGGAACAGAAACTACCATTGGTACAACTAGTACACAGGACGATATGTATATACGTTGGTCGGATCAAGAATCAATTAATGCATCAACTTCATACGCACCTTCAGCGATCAATACCGCTGGTACACAGAGACTGGCCGACGGAACACGGATCGTTTCAGCGATTAGAGGTCGGGATGCAATTTACATTTGGACCGATACATCTTTATTTATTATGAGATTTGTTGGTGCACCTTTCGTATTTTCATTTCAACAAGTAGGAACAAACTGTGGATTGATTGGAAAGAATGCAGCCGTCGAAGTAGATGGTTCTGCTTACTGGATGTCAGAGAATGGTTTCTTTAGATATACAGGTAAACTAGATTCACTAGCATGTTTGGTTGAAGACTATGTTTATGATGATATTAATACAGTTCCTAGACAACATATTTACGCAGGATTAAATAATTTATTTGGTGAAGTGACTTGGTTCTATCCAGGTAGTGGAGCTGCATCTAATAATAGATCGGTTACATATAATTATATGGACTCAACACCGGAGCGACCTGTATGGACTACGAGTACGCTAGCAAGATCAACATGGTCTGATTCACATATATTTGGAAAACCACATGCAACAGAATATGATTCAAGTGCAACCAGTGATACAACCGTTGGTAATACGGATGGTGTCACAATTTACTATGAACACGAAACAGGAGTGAATCAAATTAAAGCAGGTGCAGCTACTGCCATTGCTGCAAGTATAGAATCAGGTGACTTTGATATTTCAGCAACACAGGGTGGTGGAGCAGATCTTGGAGGAGATGGAGAACACATAATGAAAATTAGAAGAGTGCTTCCAGACTTTTTACAACAGACTGGTGATGCAAGAGTGACATTAAATTTAAAAAATTATCCAACAGATTCACAAGCTAGTTCATCTTTGGGACCTTTTACGACTACAACGAGCACAACAAAAATAGATACAAGAGCACGTGCACGTGCTATATCATTGAAGGTTGACAACACAAGTACCGGACAACACTGGAAACTGGGAACGTTTAGATTAGATATACAAGCGGATGGAAGAAGATAATGACTGTAGATAAAAGTTTAAGACAACATTACAAGAATATAGGTTTTAGTAAAGTTAAACCTTCTAAAAATGGTTTAAGACCAGGTTATGCTTTTGCAGGTACAGGTGGAAGCACTGGAAGCAGCGGAGGCACTGGAGGTGGCGGCGCTGCACAAAGAGCAAGAGAACAAGCTGCTGCACGACAAGGACAAGCTGCTGCTGCAAGAAGATCAATGCAAGCTACAATAGCTGCTGCTGAAAAAGCTGCTGTACAAAAAGCTGCTCCAGTAACAACCGGTGGAGGTATGATTGCAGGTCCTGTTCAAGGACTAATTTCACAACCAAAAGCACCAGTAACATATACAGATCCAGATCCAGTAACAGAGATTGTGCCTGGGGATGAAACGTTTAAACCTGTAGAAAAATATATAGCACCAATAGTTCATCCTGAATTTGATACTAAGGAAACTCTGGC